TGCAGCATTTGGGTCTCCCATAGGGGGTGGTGGAGGTGGTAAAGTAGCATCTTGCTCACTTATGTATCTATTGATATTATGATATCTGTTAATTTCATTTAAAATTTTCTGATCTATTTTCATTTTACTAATCATTTAATAATTCTTTTATCCCACCATGAGTTTTAACCTTAACTTGTCTGTTAACTGTTTTACTTTCAGTACGCTCAATTAAGCCATCCTTTTCTTTAACAACAAAACATTCACCTGTGATTATATCACAAACTTCTTTTGAACCATCATCTAATATTTGTTCTTTTGTGGAAGATGAATGTCTTAAATAATTATTTAAATTTTCAATCATATTATTTTATTTTACATATAAATATATCAAAATATGCAATTATCAAAATAATTTATTCTAATATTGGATATAAAATTAATTTAGTATAAAAAACACTATAATAACTTATATTCAAAGATGGAATTGTTATTTTTTTAACACTATCAATTTTATCATCATTTGCTGAATTTTGATTTCCTTTACTAAAATTGTTTGAATTTGCTACCAAGTTCTTTACAATATCTTCAGTTAAAGTACTTCCAGATTCAGAAATAACTTTAAACCCAACAAATGGTATATCATTAGAATCTTTATTTATTGTAATATCAAATAGTATGCTAAATTTTTCTCCTGAAGTTACTTTGATGTCAAAATTAGTTACTTTTGGTGCCGCAACAATAGCATATAATTTAATTAATGTATCTTCAATTGTTTTATTAATATTCTCCAAATACAATAATTCATTGGCATTTGTGGTTTCAAAATATAATTTTAAATTATATGGGTATGAATATATTGGCTCATTTGGTTGTCTATCAATTTTAATATTATTAAATGTATAATCACAAAATTTAGATAATTTAACCAATTCTGATTTATTCCTTGAATCAATATATCCCTCTTTTTGTGTTTCTGAAAATTGTGCTGGAGCAACCAAAGCCCTTAATGACTCTTGTGCTTTTTTGTATTTTTTATTTAATTTATCAAAAAATCCATTTTTTTCTAATCTATGATAATTAGCCATAGTATCAAAAGTTTGATTAGAGGTAGAAAGTTCACCATACAACCAATTAATAACATATATTTTAGTGAAATTTTCAATAGATGTTGAATTTATTGCTAATTTAAATAATCCCAAAGCAGATATCATATATTTAACATATGTCTCAAATGAACTAAACATAGCAAATGGTGTTTGTATATTTTTATTTTCAGAATTCTGTGTACAAAAAAATAATGGTTTACCTTCATTATAATCAATAATTTCCTCCCTATCGTAATTTAACCAAACATTTCCAAAATTATTATAATTTGCTTTAAATTTAGTCCCATCAAATGATGCTAAATAACTAATAATATATATGTATTCAACAGTTTCCTTATCCCCATCCCCAACATAACTAGTTATACCAGAATAAATTTGTGCTGGTGATAAGAAAGATACACTTTCCTTTGTTTCAAACTCATATTGATTATATTTTTCATATAAAAAGTTAGCACAAGCTGATGAATTTATTGGATTATTTGTTCCTGATTGTGAATTGTTTGTTTGATTTGTTTTATCTACATTGTCATTTACTATAGATTTAGAATAATTACTTTCAATTTTTGACAATAAATTTTCATTTATACTAGATAAATATGAGTCTGTACTTGGTGGAGCATAAATACTTTGTCTGGTACCTGTAAAAGTTGTTTCAAATGAGCCAGGAGCAATATTGTGTGAAACTTCTGTAATAAAATAAGGCCCACCAAACATTGGCACATGCTCCAAATTAAAATACATTGTTGGTTGTATTATTGCATTACCAAAACAAATAATAGTAGATTTATAACTTAAATTTTTATACAAATTAAATAAAGAAACATTTTGTGTTGTTGATAATCTATTTGATACTGAATTTCTAGCATTCTCTATTTGGATTAGAGATTCCATTGTTGCTGAACCATTATTCTGGTCAACTTGTATTCCATAAAATATTGCTTGATTTCTAATACCAGCATCAACTAAAAAACTAACACATTTATTTGATTGTGCCCAATCTTTTTTGTCTGTTTGGTCTTCTAAAAATGGTATTTTAGATGGCTTTAACATATCAATAGAATCATCACCAAATCTATAATCTTTTGGCCCATTAGGTGTTGTTGATCCTCTACCAGCAAAGACACAAACTAATTTTGGTCCAGATTTTCTATAATCAACATTAGTGTAAGTACCCCAAACATCATTTGCTATATTTGTGGCACTACTAACAATATCATCAACAGAATCATTTGGGGATAAAGCACCATAAAAATTAACATAAGAAGGCATAGGAAAAACATTAAAATTATTTTTACTTATTATACCTGATAAAAAATTAAAAACTGGCATTTTTAAATTAACCTTTGCCCCTGTAAAAATCTTCTTCAAATCAAAAATATCAACATAATATAAATCACCAATATTTCTACCACCTCTATCTATAAAAATCACATCTTCAAATAATGTTCTACTTGTATAGTTACTACTTGAAATCCATTTATCATTTATTGACTTAAATGCTTCATATAATTCATATTTTGAAAACTTGCTATCTAACCCAGATGTTATTGATTCTATTTCAACTATGTCAATATTATTTATTTGTCTTTCTAATAATCTTAATGTTTCATTTATATTATCTTTTAAAAAAACATCTAATGAATCTTGGTTTTTAACTAATAATGTTAAAAATCCTTGCCTATTAAAATTAGGATTTTTTAATTTTTGTGTTGCATATATTTTTATTAACTTTGAAAGTTCAATAACATTTGTTTCTGTAAATTCAATATTATTATCAATAAAGAAATCAGTTATATATGAACCGCTATTTTTATATTCTAAAGGGGTAATTGTTGAGAATCCAACATATAATCTTAATACCTCCCAAGCATCACTATTTGTTAATGCTAAATTATTTTTATAACTATTATATATTTTTGGATTATTTATCCTAGATGTGCCACCTATGTGATTAATAAATGAATTATAATAATATCTATTATATTGTGTTGGATTACCAAATTTAAATAAAACATCAAAATTTAAAAAATCATCTAAAATACTTACTATACTTTGATTTTGATAAGTTGCTGATTGTTTATAAAATTCATCATTTGTTAAATTTAAATAATTTGAAGGTACTTCCATTAGTTTTCTAAATAAAAACTGGAAATTTTTATTTACATTTGATGGTTCAGAATAATTTATTGCATCTTTTTGATAATCAATATCATATATTGAGTTGCTAAATTCTAAAAATTCTTTTTCAAATAAATCTAATGTATCATAATCAAATACTGAAAATATGTCCTCAATTGAAGCATAATTACCCCCACTACTAGATATAAATGAATATGAATTTGCATCCTTTTTACTATTTAAGTACTCATTATATAATGGTTTTTTCAAATTCTCAAAAGTAAAAGAATTATACCTATCTGACATATTCATACTTATGGCACCATTATGTGCTGTCTGTAATAAAGAATCTACTGATGTGTAATAACTATTATTAGTATTGGTAAAAGAAATATTTGTTATTTGATTGTTATTTATTGATGGTAATACATAATATTTAGAATTTATACTAAAATCTATATCATCACAATAATCCCCAAATGCCAAACTATCATATATGTTTTGTGGGACTAATGTTGTATAACCATTAAAATTTAAACCATTTTTACTGTAAGATAATGATTTAATAATTTTTAATCCCCTATTTTCATTTATGTTCAATTCAGTATTTGTAAACCCAGTAAATAAATCATAACCATTTAAAAAAACATTAAAATCAGTTAACATAACAGGATAAAAACCTAAATTAACTTCATTATCTTTTTGTAATGTAAATGGAACATAACCATTTATGTTATACACAAAATTGGGGTTTGAGTTATAATTTAATTTATAATCAAAATCTTTCCAGATATTATCCAAAAAGTCAGTTCCAGTTTTAATAAATTCTTTATACCTATGCCAAATTGATCCATATTTCAATATCCAAGCATAAGGTAATTTATGTAATCCACCATACTTTATGAAGGTTGCAAAAACATGTCCATTCTTCTCTGGAAGCCCCTTGGTGATGAAAAAATCAGTTAAAGGTGATAGTGGTAAAGAATTTAAAAAAAGATAAGCAGAAGCAACATATGGATGTTTATCCCCTGCTCTCCATTTAGATACACCTAATTGTATTGAATTAATAAATAAAGGTGTACTAATCATTGTTCTTGCTTGGGTTAACCCATAATTGTCTTGATATACTAAACCAGACATTAATGCTTTTTGTTCTGGGAAAAATTTAAATGGTCTATTTTTTACAATATCATTATATTGATTGAAATTTGTTATAAGATTTCTATCTGAATTAAAAAATAATGTTTTCTTTGTATCAAACTTATTTTGTAAATTATTTATTAAATTATCATTAACCCAATCTGTGTTTGTAAATGGGTATGTGAAATTAATATCTAAATCACTTTGAGTTTTTTGTATTACATTTTGTATGGTATTTATTTTGGAATTGTTTAAGTTGTTTGTAAAATTCTCAAAATGTAACTTATACTCATTTATATCATAAATTTTACTTGTGGCATCCAAATAATCTGAAATATATTTTGTATTTGGAATCCCATCCAAATACCTATTGTATTTTTCTGAAACACCATTTGAAAATGATTCTAATATAATTTTATAGTTATCATAATTTAAACCACTTTCTGAAAATAATATTTTTTTTAATTGTTGTATAAAAATTATAGAATTTTTTGATAATGTATTTTTTATATTTACAAATTCATTCTCTTTTATAAGAATTCCAATTCTCTTGTCTTTGTCATAGACAGATGAAAAGCCAGTATAATATGATGCTAAAATAAGTCTATCCCAAAATTCATAAAAGAAATTATAATTTGATGTTAATTCATAAGGTATACTATTAAAAGGATATTCAATTGTATTAAATGTATAAGCATCTTGTATTGTTGCATTTGGATTAATTAAATCATTAGGGTTTGGGGTGTCTACCCTTTTATTATACCCATTTATAAACTCCTCAACAAATTCAACTTCTGGCCACTTATCATAAAAAAATGCTTTTGTTATATTGGCAACAGTTGGGTCTCCTGGATATATTAATTCATATTTATTTGCATCTTTTTTATCATTTCTATATGCAACTAATGGCCAAGGAAATACTGTTTTGTTTTCATTATTTACATAATCATAACTATTATTATCATCTTTCACCACATTTTCATCCCCCAACACAGATCTAACTCTATCTTCATCATTTCTAACATCCCAAGCAGAAACATGAACATCTTCCATTAATCTAAGAAACCCTTCAGTAGTAGCCAATACAACTGCAACAACATTCTTTATAGTTGGTTTAAATCCTATTCCATTTTCTTTCTTCTCAATCTTTAAAGCTAATTCTTCAGATAAAGCCTTTTCAATATTATTTAGTTCATTAATAAATTTAGATTCTATTTTATTTCTTGCATCAATAAAGGATGACATACTAAAAACAGATGTTGTTCTTTTATCTGTTCCAATAGTATATTCAAAAAATATGCTATTTTTTATCTTATCTCTGCATAAATCAGTATTTAATAATCTAATTTCATTCAATGAAAGAGATTTATTTCTTGATTTATATGTATCACACCAATTTATATCTGGATTTTTAACAATAAATAAATCATAATTTATTGTATTACTTATTGTTGAAGTGCCATTGACCCCAAAAGTTGGGTTATTTGCCAATTCAACATTATATTTAGATATAATATTAACCAAATCACTTTCAACCAATAATAACCTCCCATCAGCAGGATTATCAATATATTCTTTTTTTATACCATAAACAATTTCATTTGTATCATTTAGTATAATAGGGTTTGGATCCAAATATTTATTAAACCAAGATGTTAATCCACCTATTATTTCTTGATAATATCCTGATAATAATTTCTTATATAATTTACCATCTGTTAATTTCTGAACATCAACTTTATTTAATGAATTTAAAACATTCTGTTCAAACATCTCTAACTTATATATTAATTCAGTTAAAGTTAACTCTGGTAAATTAGAATCAATAAGTCCTTTTGCTTTATATTCTTTATATACTTCTATTATTTTTTGATAACCAATATGTGTATTAACTTCAAATACAGTTTTGTCCCCAATAGAACTTTGTACTTGATTTTGTGTTTGACTTGATATGTTAGAAATTTGTGATGGAGTTAGATTACTAGGATTATTCTGTATTAATTGATATTTTTTTGAATACATATTTGGACAGGCTATCAAATGACCCATATTAATATCAGTTAATACATTGTACTTATAACCTAAAAAATCTAATGTAACTGTATAATCACCATTATTAGTATTATAAGATGCATTAAATTTGTTTAAAACCAATTCATATCTAACTGCTTTACCATAATATCCTTTTATTGTTAAATAAAATGGGGGATATGGCAAATTGAAAAATGCAGCATATGGTGAATCATTTCCCAAACTAAATAATGCTCTACCTTGGACATCCTCCATTATTATTGTAACAGTAGGGACAAATGATGAATTTGTTCTTATTGCTATACTTTTTATACCAAGTAATGTGTTATCTTCAACATTTTTAGCAGTATTTATAAAATAAGGATTATTGTTGTTATCAACTACATCTATTACTTTTTGATTTTTTCCTTGGTTAATTAATGAATTATCACCAGTTAGTTCATCATAATAAGATGATGTGAAATAATCATCCCCAGTATTTGGCTTCATAAAATTTAATCTACCTATCTGTATTAATCCAATATTATTCTCAATATAGTTTCCAACTAAAAGTTTTGTTCTAGGTATCAATTTAGTTTCTAAATTGGCATAAATAACAAAGTCTTCTGGAATAACTGCTCTATCAACAACTTCACCAGTATCTGTAATTAATTTATTGGGATCAATATATATAACATTTGATTCATCATATATTACCCTAATGTCACCTTGTTTATTTACCATAATAAAAGAAATGTGTTTCTAATGCATTTTTATAATCTAATAAAGAAGTTTCTAAAGGATATGGTATTTTTAACATTGCACCATCATATATATTATTTTCAATACCACCAAATTCAGGATTAGCAGCCAAAATAAGCCATCCAAAAAATGGAGTTTGATAATACTGATAAGAAACTTTATCTAATCTTGATATGTTTTTTTTATAAAAAAATACATTATCACTACCCTTTGGGGGTAATTTAATAAAAGGAACAGTCTTTTGTTCACCATTAAGTATAAACTGTGAATATCTATTATAATATTTTAAATTCATATATTTAATTTATTTCTAGTTATAAGAAAATCATTTCTATTTATACTCCATGTTTTATTTTCTTTATCATAATTTAACCCTCCATTTAAATTTAAAAATATAGTTTTTGTATTATTGTCTGGAGTTGTGTTTTCAATATAGTTAACAATAAAACTATCTTTATTTAGTGTTATATCTGTTTTTAATGAAGTTATTGCTGACTTTGCTTTTGAACTAAACTCATTTAACTTATCTGAATAATCACTATTCTTTTTACTAAATTTATTTTTCAAATCATCTATATATTCATCAAATAATTTTGAAATTATTAAGTTATTACTATCAATATTAGGTTTATATGCCAAACCAGATTTTATTTTAATCTCATCTTTAAAATTATTGGATACTTCCTTGTACATAATTGATTCATATAATAACAAATAAATGAAACTATATTGATTATTACCACTTATTATGTTTTTTGGGTTAACTTCATTATCTAAATAATATAAAATGTTATTTGTTATAATGTCTCTAACACCTTTTAAAACATTTTCAGCCAATGTTAAATAACTTTGTAATTCATAAATAAAAACATTCCCTGTTTTATCAACAAAACCATCATATCCCATTTTTGAATTATATTTGGACAAGATAACTAAAACCTTACTTAAAACTTTTTGATAGTTTGCTTGTATTTGATTTAAATCACTAATAAGTGAATTTATTTTAACAACAAGTTGATTAGTAATATTAGTAGCATAATTCTCATAATTTATTTTAACCAAATCTGGAACTTTTTCTTTGCTTTTATAAAACTCATTATTAATTTTTTTAATTAAATCATCATCATTATTTTTAATGTTTGTTTTTAAATTACCTATATACTCATTTAATTCTTTAACATAATCTCTTGATGGTATTCCAAATAAATTGAACTTAGCATTACCAGCAGTTGAATAAACTCCTTCATTATATTTCATATCCTTAAATAAAAAAAACATTAAAGCACTGCCATTTTTTTCTGAAAAGTCTTTTATTTTATTACTCAATAATGATATATATTTGTTAGATTCTGTAATCAATTCTTGCATTAAACCATAGTAATCAATTTGTTTTGTAACATCATTTAGAACACCAATTGTTTTATATGAATTAACTATGATGTTATCATCAAAATTTTCAGTTGTACCTTTTTCTTGTTCTTTAATAAAGTCCAAAATCTTCTTATCCATATCTTCCAAACTAGTATCTGTAACCTCTGCTCTTGGGTCATAGACTTCAGTATTGGCATAATAATTAAATGATAATGCATTTTGTAATTTATCCACAGCATTACTCAAACCACTTGCCCCAACAAATTTAAATGATAAACTAATCTTTGCAATCATTGGTTGAAATCCAATTCCCTCTGGATTTATATCCCAATTTAATGGATCATAACCAATTGTTAGTGTTTCTGGTATGATTTTTGTGTGATAAAAATCCCCAACCCTTAATACTAAAACTGGGGGAACACCAAATGCTGTGTTTTTGGCATCTCTAACTTCAGCAGTCCCATCTTTCCTTATTGTTGGTATAGTTTCACCAGGTCTAACACATTGTTGTAAGAAAGTCAATCTACTATTCAATCCCTCTGGAGTTGTTGAATGAAATGATGGACTAAAATACTTTATTTTTTCTTTTAAATTACTATAAATAAATGGATTTGTTTCCTCAATTGTTTCAAAATAATCACATTCAGTTAATAGTTTTTGAAGAACTCTTTTTGATACATTCTTATATATTTTTTGTTGTGTTTCAACAAGTTTTGTTTCATTTATTTGTTTTGTTATTTTAACATCAGCTTCATTTGTTTCTTTTTTTGGCTCAATCTTTGGTGCTACACTCTTTTTTATTGCTTTAACATCACCTATGGCAACTCGTCTACAAGCCATAGCAGGCAAACTAGTAATTGGATTTAAATTGTTTGAAAATGTACTGCAATTTTCAACAGTAATATCACTACTACCAGCAATTGATGACTTTGCTGTTACACCAGTATTTTCCCCAAGATTATTTGTTTTTATTGTAAAATTTGGTGATTTTATATTGTTTTTTAAATAAGATACTATACTAGCACTACGCCTCTCACTTAAATTTTTATTATAAATATCATTTGCAGGTTTTGATGCTGATGAATTAAGAGTAACTTCAACCTTATTTGCATCATTTTCTTTTAAGAAATTATTGCATTCAGTTATGAATTTATTTAGTTCTGTAAAATTATTTTTAACATAATTATCCATAAAAGTTTTTAATTCACTAGTTGCATAATATTTTGTTGATGCAGTATATGAATTATATAATCCAACATAATCTGAATTACTTGATTTTGGCATATCATTATCAAAATAAAAAGAAAACTCTTTATATTTTTCAAATATCTTTACAGCCTCATCTGCTGGAGTAGCAACTTCCATAAGAGATATAGGGTCATTACCAGTTATTACAGTTCTTTTAATATATGAAACCTCATCTTTTATTGATGTAACTTCTTTTACAACTTTTTGTATTTCTTCAAGTTCAGATAATGTCATTGTATTATATATTTTAGCCAAATCATATATATCATACTTCAAACATCCAGCAAAAAATGAAGCTAGTATTCCATTTATTTGTTCAGAATTACTCTCTTTTTCTAATACTCTATTTGTAATTAAATTAAGAACAGATGGATGATCAACAACAATAACAAAATCTAATGTACCAGTTCTTGTTGTATTTTTATATGTGTAAACTGGTTCAGGTCTGCCCAAAAAATCATTTGAATTCCAGACAGCAGATGAACTATCTGACACTTTTAAGTCATATGGTGGAAACCACATTATCCTACCACCATTTGGTCCTTTTTCACATTCTGGCAAATCTAAATACATATTTGTTGTTCTCCAAGCTAAATTCTCAATAGATAACATATATTTTTTAGCATCATTCCCCTTTCTTGGGGTAATGCTTAAATCATATGTTTTATTTATTACAGAACTCTTTAGCCTCCTACCTTCATTAGTTATACCACTTGTTTTCTGCAATCTTTCATATGTCATATATGGTGAATCTTTGGTAAACAATCTACAATATTCTTGGAATGTACCACCAACCAAAGTTTCAGGATTTAAATACTTATATGTTTTAACTCTTGAACCTTTTGTTATTTCTTTATATCCATCATTGAAAACTTTACTAACTTGGTCAATAGCATTACCCACATGTTTTAATCTATTTGCACCATTTGGTTGTGAATTAATTATTCTTTGTGTATCATCTAATATTGAACCGCCTTTAAATTCATAGTTTGTTGACTCTGTTAAATCAAAGGTTGTTTGTTTTGTACTGTTTTCACCAAAAATTTCACCATTCTTACCAGCATTCTTCCCACTATTATTCTTATACTTTGGAGAAACCCAAGTTAATCCGCCCTCTATACCTCCACCATCACCATATGTTACACCATTTAACCCTGTTGGTGGATTAAAATCTTCCCCCTCATATAATTTTGAAATTTCTGTTGGCCCATATACAATAGTTTTATTAGGTCTCCCAAATTGGTCAATTGGTGAATCATCAATAGGTGAATTAACATCATTAATATCCAAGTTATCATTACCAACATAATAATTTTCTTTATCTTTTGTAAATAAATCCAAAAAAGAACCTAAAATACCATTTCTATCATAATTTGGCTTATATAAATTTTTATTTATATTTTTATATAAAACTGACCTCTGACCAGAACCCATATTATCATAAAATTTTTTAGATCCAGTTTCTTTCTGATTGAAAAGCCCCCCAATAAAACCTTTATCATTTTTACCATTTAAACTAATTGTTTCATCAAAATAACTCCCAAGTATTGTTGGAAAAGGTAATTCACTACCAACAAATTCTAATGACAATTGTGCTGCACCAGCAATTAAATTACTTGGTTTTGTTATACTCCAATTAGGTTGCAATATTGGTTCTCTACCTATAATAAGGTCATAAACATCTAAGGGGTCATTTAAACTATCAATAGTTTGCTCAAATTTTTTTATTAAATCAAATCTAGTTGTTAATCTACCAACTCTCTCCTTAAAATAATCATTTAAAACTTTAGCACCTAGTCTTGTAATATATGAATCAGCAGCTAAATTACTTTTTGTTTCATCATTATTTGTTAATATACCAAAAGGAGTATATGTTGATGGAATAAAACTAGGTGCGTCATCACCCCAATAATGTAAAATATTTTTTCTTGGTAACTTTGGATCAAACCAATAATTAATTTCATCTAAATAATTACCAGAATCAATAGTATTACCTTGTGTAGTATAATAATTTTCTGATAAATTTTCTATTAATTTATTTTTATTAATTTCTAAAGCATTGGCAATTTTAATACTGTATTCACCATAATTTGTTTTTGTGTTATATAATACATTAGGATCCCTAACTTGTTCATATCCACCAAATTTACCATATTTATTTAATTTATATGCTTCTTTTGAAAATATTGGCTCATCAATTAATTTATCATTTGTATCAATAACATAAGAATCCCTTAATGGTGAAACCTCATAATTAAATGGGGGTGTTTTATAATATGGTGATTTTTTATAAGGAACTAAGTTTTTAAGCATTAAGTCATTTCTAAACTTCTCACTATTACCAAAATCTAAAGGACTTCTCATTATTATTATTTTTATATAAATATTTTAATCATACAAATTATCCATTACCTCTAAATAAGTCAGATGATAGAATCAATTCTTGCGATGTTTTATTCTGATTATAATTATATTTTATCTTATCAATTTCATATAATGATGTAGATGATTCACTAGTTGAATTAATTGAACTAGTATTTGCATCTTTTTTAATAATTATGGTTAAGGTGTGATCAGTAGTTTTATTTAAACTACTAATTAATTGATTAAATTGAGTATTCTCAATAGATAAAGGTGTCACACTACTATTTGATGAATTTGATATTCCACCAATTATACTAGTATTTGAATTATTTGCAGTCCCAATTGCTCCACTTGTTCCACTTGTTCCAGAACTTACACCAGAACTAGATGTTCCAGCACCAGGTATAGAATCACCATAAGATAATGATAATTCACTTAAAGCACCAGTTAGACCTTCTATTACACTTTGAAAAGTACTTGTAGCACTAGAAAAAATATCACCTATTTTACCAAAAGAACCACCTATATTGCTTGGGTCAAAACTAATATTTTTTAGTTTTTCTCTAACTGGATTCATAAAATCATCATCAATAGCACTATTAAGTTCTTTTAATAATGGTTTAACACCTTTTTGAACATAATCTTCATAAAAATTTATACCCCCTTGTGAACCTGCCACACCAAATAATAATCTATATTTTATTGCTGTTACACTATTGTTAATCATATTTGTCACAGTCATAGATTCTTTAGCAATATCAATTAATGTTTTAGGTTCTTTTTCTGAAATTTCTTTCAATTTTTCAATTTGTTCTTTTGTTAAATCTGAAACTTTTGTAACCATATCTTGACCTGACTCATTTTTTAAGGTTATAACATAGTCACCTTTTTTATCCATATAAGCCATATTGGCAATAAGCATTTCTTGTTCTTCACTTAAATTAAATTTAAAATTTATTTGTGCTTTTCTTTCTGTAAACTCCCTATAATTAATTGCAAGTTTTTTAAGTTCACTTGCACTCATATTTGTATTATCAGCAAATTCTTTAATCATACCTATAGCAGAAGGGTTAATAGTAATCCTACCACTTGTTTCATCAAGTTCTGTAAATACTTCAAGCGCTCTACCAATATTTTTCATTAATCCTTCAGGGTCATACAAAGATTTATTCATTAATGCAAATGGATCGGCTAAATCCCCTGTAAATACTCCTAATCTTTGAAATGCAGCTGCTGTTTCTATTGCTCCCTCTGGATTAAAAACTTTATCAGCAAAAGATTGTATACTCATCATATCAACCTTTAGCATTGATGCTGTTGCTGCCATTTTTGTAAAACCCAAAACACCTTCTTTAAAACTAAATCTATTCAACATATCTGTGTTGTTTACAACACTAGCCATAACAGATTTAGCATCCATACCTATGCTTTTAACATAATTTATGGATTTTTCAACATTAGTACCAATATTGGCAACAGAAATACCAACATTTGAAAAATTTGTTACAATTGTTTTATAGTCAGTATTTAAAAACTTACTAGTTAAAAATAATTCATCATATATATCTCTTTGAAAGATGACAACCCTACTAAGTGCTTGACTAGATTGCTCAATCATATTTAGCACATCATCTAAATCCCCACCTAATAATCTTATTTCAGGTAAAATTGATGATATACTTGACTTAAACTCCAATACTCTACCCCTACCTAATAAGAAACTTTCATTAAGAGAACCAGATGCTTTTTCTAATAAATTTATTGCCCCACCAATATTTGTAATGTCTTTTAATTGATTAATTACTGTTTGAGTATCAATACCAAATGCACGAGAAACACTTCCAGTATTATTTCCTACACTAGTTAGGAATTTTTTAATATTATCAAAGCCACCATCTGCCATATGTAAAAATATTTATATATAAATAGAACAAGGGGTGATTTTTTGTCACCCCTTGTTATTTTCTTCAATCCATTTATTTAAGAGATATTTTCTTAAAAAAATTGGCATAATTAGAAATTCAGAATAAGAAACATTTAAATATTTTTTTAAATAGTAGAATTCATTGGATTGTGCAATTTTATAGTCCGAAGAAAGGGCGAAAAAAGTCAACCCCAAACCCAGCATTCACTGTGGTCATATCTCCTGATGGGGTCTTTACATTCTTTTTTAAATCAAGTCTAGGTTCATTTTCGTTTAAATATTTACGAATAAATTTTGAATCAGAAATAGGCATACTTTCAACATATTTAGAAATATCCCCTTTATTAGTGTTATCATTAATTTGAATTATTTCTTTTGAAAGTCTTAAAGTTACTCTAGGTGCAATCCTATTTTTAGGGTATGATTCTACCAAATCATTAATTTCTGAAACATCACCATAGGTTAATGGTTTAACTTTAACTAAATCACCACTTTTAGGTAATTTAATATTATAAACACCATCAGCATCAGGGTCAACACCTTTAATTATATTTAATTCAGACAAATCAATAGTTACATTGAATAAATTACCTGTTGCTGGGTCTGTTGTCCTCATCTCCAATTCTGGGCCAAAAGATGTATTTCTTAAAAATATTAAAATTGCTTCAATATCTGATTCAACCAAATCTTCAGGTTTAATATCATATTCATATATTTTATTTCTAAGCAAATGCATCATAAAATTACTGCTATTACCTATAATTAGGTTTTCATCAGCAGCAGTCAAATATCCAACTTTTATTGATTTTTTTTTGTTTTTATAAAAAATACCATTAGATGGTAATTTAACAACATCATGTGGTAAATCAAAATTAGTTTGACCAAATTCTTTTATCTTGTCTTCCATTTTTTTTATATTAAAAATATGTACTTAAATTAAAAAGAAAATAGATTTATTTATTTTTAATAAACTAATATACATCTATCTGGTTGAAGAGTTGCAGTAATATCAACTAAACCATCTGTTGAATATCCCAATTGACCAAAATCAACACTTGTTATAATACAACCTTGTAAAATCCATTTTTCTATAACAACACCTGTTGGGTCTAATAATTCAAGGTCAACATCTTGTTTATATCCAGCAGCATATCCCATTCTACCAGTAACAGACTCAGCATGCAATCTAACCCACTCCATTAATGCTTGAGTTGCAGAAGGGCCAATTGGATCTCTAAATTTAACAGAAATACTATTCCACTTAAATCTACCAGCAACATATGTTGATGTATTTAAAAATTGTATTTCTGTTGGTGTTATATCAATTTTAGGTCGTGATGTACTTTCAACAAACCACTCATTTATACCTAATGTATTTTTAAACCTTAAAATAAACCTATTCTGCCTTTTAGGTTCATAAGGTAAAGGCATTTTCATTAATAAATCAGCCATAATTTTATTTTTTTTATTTTAATCATTTATTTTGATATATAAAAATATTATCATAAATTCATACACATACAATAAATATCTACCAAATAAAAAATTTTGACCAATATTATTTTTTTTTAATAAAAATACTATTTACTTTTTTTTTTTGCGTATTAATAATTGTATATATATATAATATATATATTATACTTTCTCTTTATTACCTTTATTAGTTGAATAAATTGTTAATTCTGGTTTATTTATATTTTTCTTCATTGTTTCAATATTTTTCATATCATCATCAGAAAATCCAATTGAGAATTTCAATGATTCACCAGAAA